ATTTTCAGAAGAAGTCAAGAATGGTTATATCTTAGATCATGAATTCACGCCTGCTGAAAAGAAAGCCTATCTTGCAACCAAACCCGATGTTCCATTTGTTTCACGATTGTATGTTCCTGATTCAGATATCATTGTATCTGGAGATGAATCAGATCTTACTGGAGAAGATTTGACAAAGTATAAAGAATGGACTAAAGAACTAATTCAACGATTTGTTGGTGATAAAGGTAAGCTCTTTGCATCTGTAGGAACCAATGGTGTTGTGTCTTTGTCACCTTCTAAAGTGATTGATGACGAAATTACACGAACGATTGGAGAGAAGAGTTTTATGCCAACTGCGTGTGCTACAGGTCAGAATTCAGTTACACATATGAAAGTAGTCGCAAAATACATTGATGTCAATGGAGTTGGATTTCCTGCTGGACTTTCAGGCGGACCACTCTGCACTTATTTTGAACTTCTTGCACGTGAAGAGCATAATATATCTTGGTATACTCCTGAAGAAATGAAAGTTCTTGGATCTGCTGCCAATAAAACTGTAGTTATGAAGAAACTCAAGTCGTAAAGGATTAAAACGAAATCATCTACTCCAAATCACAAGGAAGGTATAATGGAATCTCTCTATGAACGTCGTGAATTGACTCGAAACGTTCATGTAGATGCGCGATTTCTACAACGCAATATCCATGCTAGTTTAGTAGCACAGCTACGTCACAAATATGAAGGAATCTGTTTATCTGAAGGATTTGTTGAAAGAGGAAGCATTACCATTGTAGAGCATTCCTTTGGACGAACCAATATTCTCAAAGGTGGATTAGATTACAACGTTAAGTTTCAAGCGAATATCTGCCTTCCTCACGCAGGTCAAGTGTTCAAGGCACCTGTTACACTGAAGAGCAAGATTGGACTTCATGCAGAAACTAAACCCATCAAGATTCTTCTACCTCGTGATCTTCATATTGGAAATCCCGACTTTGATGAGGCAGATATAGGCCAAGACATTGAGTTTGATGTAGTTGGAACTCGATTTCAACAAGGCGATGAATCCATTGTGGTTCTTGGAAAGCTTCGTCAAGTCATTCGCCCAGCTATCGATCAAGAAACCGCTGAACCTGAAGCGATGGACGTGATTGCAGCACCCGTAGGTAAGGAAGATAGTGATAAGAGAATGGTTACTGTTGCAGTCGAAAAGACCAAACCTGCTGGAGAAGCGCGTAGGAAGAAGATGGTTAGAACTGCTGTTGTAGATACAAATGAACCGAAGTCGCAAGGAAGCACTGAAGGAAAACCTTGATCGACTTGATGCAAATGAACACGCACAGATCTTCAATATTATCCAAAAGTATACCGAAAGCTTTACAAAGACTCAATCAGGTGTTCTTGTATCCTCCGATGTTCTTCCTACTGAATGTTTGGTAGAGATGGAAAAGATGGTTGTTTTTTACTTAGATCAGCACAAGCGTATGGAAGCAGATGAAGTCGAACGAAAAACCTATGAACGACGATAAAAATGGATTGTTTTCATTCACATCTTAAAGATAAGGCACGATGGATACCCTTCTCCCTTCTACGGCTTTGGCCAGTTTGAAGGAATACGCAGCATTAGTCAAGAAAGATAAACACGCAGAACTCGAATGCAAACTTCTCCCCAATCAAATTCACACCAAAGACATTGCCGATCGCATTGTCAAATCTCTCCAACTCCACTCCCGAGGTGCTCCTGTAGATGAGCATCACGCAACCTTCATGTATCCCGACGGACTTCGCGTCGTCGTGTCGGGTGCTGAAAACATACATAAAGTCTGTACGACTGGAAGCTTTCGCGGCGTTCCTCTTCAAGTAGAGCGCAAGCGCCGCTACTTTGAAGTTGTCACAGCTATTCAAGGAAAACAAGACACCTTGGATATTCCAGATGCAGGCATTCGCATCACACTTCGTCATGAAGAACACCTTCGCAAGGACTTTTCAGGATCACCCATGGATGCTGTCAGTCACGTCCGTATTCTTCATCGTAAATCATGGACTAGTTTGGATGGCATTATCCGCTACGACTTCTCACAGGTCAAGTCCAAGACTAAACAAACCAAGACCTTTGCAGATATCTTGAAACAGACTCCAACTTACGAACTTGAGATGGAAGTCATTCATCGCGAGAAGCCTGATACAGCTATCGTAGAATCCATGCTTCGTCATATTTCTCCAGTCTTGTCAGCCTTTCAAGGATCTCAGTTTGTTCTACCTGCCTCAGACATTCAACGTTACCGTATGGAGTTTGAGACTACACGAACACCTTTCTTGAATCCTGTAACCTTGGAACGTCGTCATCTCATTGAAGACCGTCCTAACAACATCTTGACTGGATACACGGTCACAAACAAAGCAGATGGCGAACGATGCTTCTTAGTTGTGATGCGAGATCTCCGTGTTCTTCGTATCACTCCAAGTTCAGTAATTACATGGACAGGTTTGATGGCAACCAACTCCATTCACGTCGGAGACATTTTAGATGGTGAGTATCTTGCAGATCGCAACCAGTTCTGTATCTTCGATGTCTATTGGTACCGCAATAGAGATGTAAGACGATTACCTCTGTTCACAACTGAAGAAGATATGAACAAGTCTCGTCTTGGATGTGCTCGTTCGTTTGTTGGAGATCTCTCAAAGGACTTCACTTCAACTCCAGGTGGAAAGCCTCTCAGGATTGTTACCAAGATGTTTCTTGCAGGTGACGGACCTGCTATGCAAGAAGCTGTTCGCAAAATCTTGGATACGAAATTCGAGTATCCTACCGATGGATTGGTCTTTACACCTAGGTCTTCTCCAGTTGGACCTGTCAATGAACGTAAAGGTAAAACATGGACAACGGTCTACAAATGGAAACCTGCTTCTCACAACAGTATTGACTTTCTTGTGAAGTTCAAGAATGGTGAGAGTTTCGATACAGCTCTGAGCAAAAGAGTTATCAAAGGAACATTGTATATCTCAAGAACTCCTGGTGATATCATCTACCCATGCGAGACTATGACTGGTGAATATGCGCCTCCTGTCGTTTCACCCGAGGAACGAGTTCAAGCTGAAAGTCGTGATCGTATTCCTTCACCCTTTCAACCATCCGTTCCACGAGCTCCTGAAGCACACATAGTTAGTCTACCTCTGAATGATCGTGGTATTCCAGTGGATATGGAAGGCAATCGTGTAGAGGACAATACCATTATTGAGTGTTCTTACAACACTGAACTTGGACGCTGGAACATCATGCGAACTCGTTACGACAAAACACATCAGTATCGTGTATTGGGACGTCCTCAGTTTGGTAACGATATCGCAGTGGCCGATTCAATCTGGACCAACATTCATGTTCCAATCACCGAAGAAATGATTCGAAACTTGGTTGATGCTCCACCTGACGCGACCTTTGAAGATGATCTATATTACCGAGACAACTTAGACGCAAGAGATCGTATCTTGAAAGATGTCTACGGATTTCACAATCGCATCAAAGATGAACTCTATAAATCAACTATCAAACAAGGTGATTCTTTGCTAGAGCTAGCTGTTGGACGAGCAGGAGATCTTCTCAAATGGAAGCGTACTAAACCTTCCAGAGTTGTCGGTATTGATTCCTCTATGGCTTGTATTACATCACCACGTCAAGGAGCTTGTGTTCGATACTTGAAAGAGAAAGCAAATCATCCAACCGATTACCTTCCTCCAGTGTTGTTTATCTGCGGAGACATGACCAAGCCTCTGTTTGAAGGAGACGGTAAGTATGCGAACATTGTGTCTGGAGCTGAACCTGCTTCAACACCATATCTTCAGACCTTTGCAGGAAAGACTGAGTTTGATACGATCTCTTGTCAAATGGCAATCCACTACGCATGCGAATCCGATGAGTCCTTTAAAGCATTTGCGACCAATCTTGAAACTCATGGCAAGGGATTGTTCTTTGGAACCTGTTTGGATGGAGCTTCAGTCTACGCATTAATGCTTGGAAAGAAGAGTCATATGTTCCGATCAGGATCTCAAGTCTTTGGTGAGTTTGTCAAGGAATATGACGACGGTCAGGGATGGGTTGAAAGCTTTGGAAATGCGATTTCAGTTCATCTGGAAAGCTTTGAGCAACCTCAGAAAGAGTACTTGGTTCCATTTGAGAAGATGACGGAAGTTCTCAAAGAGCATGGATATAACTTGGTCTCAACTACTATGTTTGGAGATCACTATGCGGGTCAGAACAAGATTCTACTCACTCAAGAACATCAGGCATTCAGTTTCTTACACCGAAGCTTTGTGTTTGAGCGATCTAAGGAGCCAAAGAAACCTAAGATAACCGAAAAACAGGAAGTTGAAATTCCTGTAGCTGAACCCGAGAAGCCTGCTGAGGCACCTGCAGAACCACCCAAAGATGAGCGTAGTGAGCAAGCTCCTGTTGAAAAGAAACCACCTCCCAAAAAGAAGATTGTCAAGAAAGTTGTAGAACCTGGTCAGGAACCGGTATTGTTCTTAGGAGCAGATGAAGGTAAGGGCGAATGGCGTGTTCTGTCCAACATGTATGAAGCACCCTTTCAAGTGGACTCGATTACGTTTCCAACTGTCGAGCACTACTTCCAATGGGCAAAGGCAACTAAGTTTGGAGATGGAGCCTCTGCAGCTAAGATACTTAAAACACCTTCACCTAAAGCTGTGAAAGCATTAGGAAAGAAGGTTAAGGATTTCGTCCCAGATGAATGGGAGAAGACTAAAGATGGTGTTATGCGAACTGCTTTGAAAGCTAAGTTCATTCAGCATCCAGATCTCAAGACCAAATTACTTGAAACAGGAACACGTTCGATTGGTGAAGCATCTGCACGTGATAAATATTGGGCAATCGGAACTTCTGCAGATACAGCTAAAGCAAAAGATCCTTCCAAATGGCCTGGTAAGAATGTTCTAGGAAATATGTTGATGGAGCTTCGTACAGAATTGAAAGGATAAGAAGTTAAACAGAAACAATAGTGAATACGTAATGAAATACCCAAATATACTTTTTTTCAGACATGAGAAGTATGCCGCTGTCGACACATTTCTCAGCGTAAATGAAGAGAAGTTGAACTGTAATTTGAATTTCACTTCAGATCCAAAGGATATCTTGAAAATGTTTGATTGTAACTATCACATTCTAGTGACCTATGGCGAAACAGAAGAGGAGTATTATTCTTCTATGAACTATCTTGTCAACCGTATGAGATTGAGATGGATTCACTTCAAATCAGTGGAGAACATCGATGCATTTAATCGTGGAGTTAACTACTGTTACATTCACAATACATTGATTCCACATGAAATGACACGTCCAATATTCTCTGCATTTACAACCTGCTACAACTCCTATCACAAATTTATTCGACCTTACGAAAGTTTGAAGAAGCAGACTATGAAAGATTGGGAATGGGTAGTTTTGGATGATTCTCCTGATGAAAAGCACTTTGTATTCTTAAAGGAACTTGTTGGTGAAGATCCTCGTGTTCGTCTTTATCGCAGAGCACTGAATAGTGGAAATATTGGTAATGTAAAGAATGAAGTAGCTTCCATGTGTAGAGGAAAGTATGTTCTAGAACTCGATCACGATGATGAAATTCTTCCAGACTGTTTTGGAGATGCAGTCAAGGCATTTGAAACAGATCCAGAGGTAGGATTTGTCTACATGGATACAGGTCATTTATACGAGAATCGAAAACCACACTCTTACGGTGATCATTTTGGTCTTGGATATGCAGGATATTACTGTCAAAAGTATCAGGAAGTTTGGATCAATGTGATTTCATCACCCAATATCAATAATGTTTCATTAAGTCATATTGTTGGTGTTCCAAATCATCCACGTATTTGGAAACGATCTGTATTGAATGAGATTGGAAACTATTGCGAGTATCTTCCAATTTGCGATGATCAAGAGTTAATCATGCGAACAGCTGTCAAGACTAAGATTGCTAGAGTTCACAAGCTCGCATACATTCAGTATATGAATGATGGTTGGAATAACTTTTCGCTTATCCGCAATTCAGAAATCAATCGTCTAGGTCCTCAGTTCATTGTTCCACAAGGATACGCTGAATACAAGATTGATGATCATATGAAATCTGCAGGTGTTTTTGAAAATCCTGAATATGGATGGTGGACGCTTCCTATTTGGAAACGACCTGATTTTAAGGCAACGTTTTATAATTCAATCTTGAACTTCGATCACAAAAAACAGTATTGTATTTTGGGATATAAGGCGCTTGTTGAACGATTAGAGACTCTTAGAGAACTCTACGCGAATCCGGAAAATGACTTCTTCGTATTGGAGAACAGCATGACCAAAGAGGATCTATGCGGTATGATTGATGGTCTTGGATTGAGTAGAATGAAGTGTTATGCAATGAAAGAATGCACTTGGGATGAACTTAGAAAGTTCTTTATCTTAATTTGCAAGAGCACAACAGACTACGAAATGATGGACTCTAATGAGTCTGCCTGTAGTATTCCTCATACGTCATCGTCGGACCCTGAGGCTCTTGAGGTTGAGACTGTTCAGGAATGTACCGTTGATGTAGCTTGCGACCTATAACTTGAGTCGCCTGTTCAGGAGTAATTTCTCCTTTTTCAATCTTTCTCTTCAAGGTAAGCATTTCAAAAAAAGTTCCATCTAACCGATCTTCGGCATGCATTTGAAAAAGAGAGGGATAGTTGAAGTATAGTGCCTCATTCTCTTTCTGAAGTTGCTCCTCATATTGTTGTTTGTTGTTCTTGAGTCGAGCCCATTTTTGCTTAGAGGCATCCATATTACGAACAAGTGCTTGAATCTGAGTTGCAGATAAATCTAGATCATTGATTCCTCGTCGTCCAGCTTCAACTTCCGATGGTGTTAGTTCACGTGCAGCCATTTATTTATACTACTAACAATGGCTTTAACTGAGTCACAAGTGACGCACACTCGTCATGAGTCGTCATTCCAGTTAGAATGATTTGACCTGTGCGAAAGACCTTTGCTATCCATTTAGTTTCAGGAAAGTAGATCTTAACTGCAGGATAGACTGCAGGTTCGTAGATTGTTGTTACACCTTTACCCCTAAGATTTGCATAGAGCGTATCACGTGATAGATTTGAAGTTCCAACTATTTTGGTCTTGTAGTTCATCAGAACCACACGACGAATATTAGTCCATTCGCCTGAGATAATGGATTGAGGACATTGAGTTTCAATATGATTTTTCAACATTGATGTTACATGACGATCGTATCGTTCATCAAGAACTCCTGTGATGTGGAATACACCATTTTGAAAGATCTTTACAGTAATCTCTTTGCGAAGAAGAGTTCCATCTCCATCTGACATAACTACCAATGTAATTGA